GCGGCGACTACCGCACACGACCGGACGACATGCACTACGAGGTCATCAAGGACAGGGAAGCCGTGCAGCGCCGAGTGGCCAAGCTCAAGAAGACCAAGCGAGGTCAGCGCATCATGAAGGCAAACCTATGACCATGGGCAAGGGGCAGCGAAACCGAGAAGCCCGTGCAGCAAGGGAGTTCCGGACCAAGGAGGGTCTCGCCAATTGGGCCGCGATGGTTGGCGAGGTCATCGTGCGATTGAAGCATGGCAAGCAGCAGAACGTGAACGTCATTCTCAACCCGACGGAGTGCGGCATACTGCTGGAGGCGCTGGTCATCATGCAACAGGCCAACGACGATGGCTAGAGCTCTCATCAAGAACCGGCTGTGGCCTGCCCTCAACTACGAGCCGCACGAGGCGCAGCAGGTCATACATGCCAGCCGTGCCCGCCACCGGGTGAACGCCGCAGGCAGGCGAGCAGGCAAGAGCCAGGTCGGCGGGCATGAGCTGACCCCGCAGGCGTTCAGAGCCTTTGCGAACAAGCAGATGCTGGAGGACATGGGCATCCGCCAGGAGTACTGGATTGTGGGTCCGAACTACACGGACGCCGAGAAGGAGTTCCGGGTCTTCTGGAATGACTGCCGCCGCTTGAAGATGCCGTTGGACAAGCCCGGTAGCTACAACGACCCGCGCGCAGGCAACATGGCCCTCTCCTTGTGGGAAGGTCGCTTCCTCGTGCAGGCCAAGAGCGCAGCCCACCCGGAGAGCCTGGTCGGTGAGGGGCTGCACGGTGCCGTCATGGCGGAGGCGGCCAAGATGAAGGAGTCCGTGTGGGTCAAGTACGTTCGGCCTACCCTCGCTGACTTCGATGGCTTCACCATCTGGAACAGCACGCCGGAAGGGCGCAACTGGTTCCACGCGCTATGGAAGATGGGGCAGGACCCGCACCGGCCGGATTGGGAGAGCTGGCGGAACCCCTCGTGGGTCAACCCGTACGTGTATCCCTTGGGTGCAAGCGATGACGGCATTGCGTTCCTGAGGTCCCTTATGCAGAAGCACGAACCGGTGACAGCGGGTGCACTGCTGGAGGCTGGCGTAGACCCTGAGATAGCCGCGCTGCTACAGGACCTCACTGACGCCACCTTCGACCAGGAGATAGCGTGCAAGTGGACGGAGTACGCAGGCCGAGTGTACAAGGATTGGGACGAGGAGCTGCACGTACGGGACTTTGAGATTCACCGTAGCTGGCCCATCTACGTGTGCGCTGACTACGGCTGGACTAATCCGAATGTGGCGCTGTTCCTGCAACTGGACCCGTTCGACAATGTGTACGTCCTCGGTGAGTACTATCAAGTGGAGCGCACCGAGCAGGAGTTCGCCAACGACGTGCTCGGGCACCCGTACCTAGGTCCGTTGGCCAGAAGGGCAACGCGACTGTACGGCGACCCCGAGGACCCTGGTGCCAGCGTGGTTCTAGCTGACACTTGGAAGGTACGGAACATGGGCGGCACCGGAGGGCTCATCAAGGACCGCATCAATCAAATCCGTAAGTACCTCAAGGTGCCGAACGCTCATCTACCGTGGGACCACCCGGAGCGGGTGCCCAAACTCCAAGTGCGCCGGGGCTATTGCCCCAACCTGGAGCGCGAGATGGACCTGTACCGCTACCCCGAACTCACCAGTGAGACAAAGGAAGCACCGGAGAACCCGCTCAAGAAAGATGACCACTGCCCGGAGGCGCTCAGCCGCTTCTTCGCCGGGTACTACGGCAAGCCCTACCGTGCGCAGAAGACTCGCTCCCGCAAGGCGCGCGTGGTTCGGTAGGCTGTAGGGGAGGAGGTCCCAATGGCACAAGGAGTGTTCACGCCGTACAGCGGCATTGAGGCGCTGATACAGACCCCGCCGTCGTGGGTGCCGCAGCTTGACCAGTCTCGCATCGCCTCGTACCAGATTTACGAGGAGATTTACTGGACGCACAGCGAGACGTTCAAGATGGTGCTGCGTGGCGACGAGGGCAACCCCATCTATCTCCCGACGGCCCGTAGCATCGTTGAGACCATCAACCGCTACACCGGCAAGGACCCGCGCATAGCGGCCGACCCGTTGCTGGGCACTCCGGAGCAACGGACGTTGCTGGACGCCAGCTTCGGCGCGCTGTTCAAGCGAGAACGCTTCTACAGCACGTACGCCATGAACAAGCGGTACGGCATCATGCGGGGCGACTGGCTGTTCCACGTCACGGCTGACGAGACCAAGCTGCCAGGCACCCGCATCTCCATCCGAGCCATTGACCCCGCCAGCTACTTCACGGTACCGGACCCGGAGAACGAAGAGCGCATCTGGAAGGTGCACATTGCCGAGCCCATCGTGGACGCGGAGGGCAATCAGCGGGTGCGCCGCCAGACGTACATGAAGGACGCGGTGTCCGGCGTCATCAGCTACAGCATCATGGACTTCGAGGTGGACAAGTGGGCCAAGGCTGACGACCCCGCCGAGCGGGACGAGGCCACCGAGGTCCTGGTGCCCTGGACTGCGCTGGACAACCGCATCACGGCGTTCCCGGTCTACCACATCCCCAACTTCGAGGAGCCCGGGAACCCCTACGGGTCAAGCGAGATACGCGGATTTGAAGCGCTGCTCAAGGGGCTGAACCAGGGCACCACCGACGAGGACATCGCCTTGGCGCTGGAGGGGCTAGGGCTGTACACGACGGACGGTGCCGGTCCAGTTGACGAGGACACCGGCGAGGACATCGATTGGGTCATCGGGCCGGGGCGGGTGGTTGAGAACGCACCAGGCTTCAAGCGGGTGAACGGCATCCAGTCCGTCGCGCCGTACCAGGACCACCTCAAGTGGTTGAAGGACAACCTGACCGAAGCATCGGTGACCAAGGAAGCGCTAAACATCGACGTTGCTGTGGCGCAGTCCGGCATCGCACTGTCACTGCGCATGGGGCCGCTGCTAGAACGGGCTCAGGAGAAGGACCTCATTATCGAGGGCATCATCAACCAGATGATGTTCGACCTAAGCCAGATGTGGTACCCCGTCTACGAGCAGACGGACTTCGGCACGTACGACCCGCTGAACCCAACCAGCGCTGCTGTTCCCGTCATCACCTTCGGCGACAAGATGCCGCACAACCGTCCCGAGGAGGTCACCTTATGGACTGCGCTGTGCACCACCGACCCGCCCATTGCCAGCGTGCAGACAGCTCGTGAGGAGCTGGCCAAGCGAGGGTTCACGTTCGCTGCTGACGAGGAGGCCCGCATTGAAGCCCAGCTCCAGGCGGCCACCGAGCGCAGTGTCGCGGCAGACCCCTTCGCTGCAAGGGCGAACGCCGAGCTTGCCGGGCAGAACGGCGACCAAGGAGCCCCGGTAAACGCTAGCTGAGAGGAGGTGAACAAACGTGACGGACAACACCCTCACCAGTGAGCGCGTCGGCTCGGCTGTGACGTACGTCGATGAATACGGCAAGCCGCACAACGCCATCGTGACAAGGGACTGGTCTCCACTGCCGAAACATCCTGGCAGCGTCAACCTGGTGTACGTCGTCGATGACGTCAGCATGACGGACTCGTGCGGTGTGCAGATTGCAAGGGCGACCAGTGTGGTGCACCAGCCACAGCAGTCCGCTCACGGTCGTTACTGGAAGTGACAACCGACCCGGAGGTCAGTACATGCCTGGTGGTGTGGAACCCCAATGGGTCAAGGGAGATGGGTTGTATGGTCAAGCGACCGGGAACACCATCAAGAGCGCGCGGAACCAGCAAGCTGCCCAAGAGCGCGTTCGCCTACCCTAGCAAGCGCAAGTACCCCATCAACACAAAGGCCCGTGCTCGCAACGCCCTCAGTCGGGCGGCGCAACGAGGCACCTTCGGCTCCGTCTCACACGTCCGGCGCAGGGTGCTCAAGCGGTACCCTAGTCTCCGCAAGACCAAGCGCCGTAAGGCATCTCGAAGGAGAAGGTGAATGCAAGACATCAATATGCCGCTGTACAAGCGGTTCGGCACAGAGGGCCGTGTCACGGCTGGGCTCAGCGGTGCCCGTGGGCGGGTGGCGGTCGTGCCCGAGGACCCAATGGGCACAGGGCATAGGCTGGAGGGCGACGACACACCCATCAGTCAGGAGCCGGTGTGGCCGGACCCAGCCACCTTCGACGATGATGACCTGGTCCGGCTGAAGGTCATGCAGGACAACGGCATCGCCTTCCCGGTATGGACGATGCAGGTGTGCAAGCTGTACGCCGTGCCGCTGTTCTTCGAGTGCGCGTTCCTCAGTCACGAGTCCTACAACGGCAAGAACCTATGGCACAACGACCCGACGTGGATGCGCGGCAACGACCTCGCTGACGTGGGCATCCTGGACGTCAGCAAGGAGGCGTACCTCATCTACCTTGCGCAGCGAGCAGCCTTTGGCGCGCAGGGAATTGGGCCGAACGCTCTGACGCACCCGACGTATCAGAGCCGAGCGGACTTCCTCGGCGGGTGCTGGAAGCCACGGTCCAACATGGCAGCGGCAGTCTCCGGGTTCGCCGAGGACCTGGCAGCCGGTAAGACCATGGACGAGATAGCCACGGCGTACAACCCAGGCAGCCCGAGCTATCTCACCACCCACCAGGGCTACCGCCGCTCGTGGCGGCAGCGCTTCCAGGCAGCGCTGGACGCATCATGACGTGGCTGGTGGCCGGAGTATCCTTCGGGCTGTACCTGGCAGCCACCGACCAGACCCCACAGGTACTAGCCGACTGGATTGTGGGTGAGCACTGATGGACACGCTCAAGATTGAGCACCCGAACGGTGACACGCTCAAGATAATCGAGCTACCCAAGGGCACCAGGGTCACATGGAACGGTCGGCACTGGCACGGGATGCCAAACATCGACCGGCTGGAGGTTCTGGTGCCGCACGACTTCGCCCTCACGGCACACGTGGACCAAATCGATGCAGACGGAAGGTGATGTGGTGCGCAGGCCAGCGCTGTACCGCAAGTTGACCCGGCACGGTATGCCGAAGAAGAAGGCGAAGCGCATTGCCAACAAGCGCTCCAGCCCTCGCCGACGCGGCGTGAACGGCAGACGGGCTGGTCGTCGTGGCTAGCAAGTGGCAAGAGCTAGAGCGCGAAGCGCAGGGCACCTTCAACACCTTGGTTCTGGAGACCGGTGACCGGGAGTGGCGCGTCGCCATGGATTTACGGGACTGGCGCGAGATGGGCGAGCCGGACCGGGTTCGTGTGACCGTCACTGCCCTCGAGGGTCCAGCCAAGGAGCACCCGGACAAGGGCAAGGCGCAGCTACGCACCGACCAGCAACCGCCCGAAGACGAGGCCACACCCGACGCTGAGGCGTAAGACCCATGCCCAGCCAACCCAGCCCGCTACAGCGCTATCTCACGGCACAGCAGCGGTCTGACCGGGAGCTTGCCATCGTGCTGCGGAACGCCGCAGACGATGCCGAGGACCTGATGACCAAGCTGGGCCGCAAGTACACGTTCAGCGCTGAGATGCGCAGGGCTCAGATTTCCTTGGTGCTAAGGGAGTTGCGCACCCAGCAAGCCCTTCTGTGGGGCCAGGTTGACGACCTGTTGGGCAATCAGTTGACGTACGCGGCGGACGCAGCGGCTGACGCCGAGGAGTTCATGACCGACGACCTGTTCCGGCGGGGCCTCGGCACGTCAGCCATGGAGGAGTTGAAGCAGGCGTACCGAGCCCAGGCGCAGGCCACCGTCCGGGCCTACCAGGCACGTACTGCTCTCGGCATCCCACTGAGCCAGCAGGTGTACAAGACCTCGGCGTGGTCAACAGGGCTCCTGGAGCGGCGCATCAACAGCGGCATCCTGCTGGGCAAGAGCGCGGCCGAGCTGGCCAAGGACGTGAAGGACCTCATTCGGCCGGACGTGCGAGGCGGAGTCGCCTACGCAGCAAAGCGTCTCGCCCGAACAGAACTCAACAATGCGTTCCACGAAGCCCAGAAGACCATCAGGAGCCAGGACCCATTCATCACCGGCATGAAGTGGAACCTGTCCGGGTCGCACCCGCACGCTGACGACTGTGACGTGCTGGCTGGCGACACGCACTTCTCCGGTGGGCGGGCTGGGGAGTTCCGGGCGGACCAGGTTCCCGGCAAGCCGCACCCGCAATGCCTGTGTTACCTCAGCTCGATTCCCATTAGCAGCAAGGAGTTCACACAGCGCTTCGTCAACGGTGACTTCAACAGCTACATCGACAACAAGATAGCTCGGTACAACCCACAGACGGTCTCCAGGTTCGACGGGCCGTTCGGCGGCAAGATAGCAACCCGCTCCACCACGCCTCGGTACATGGCAGATAACTCGACATCCCTTGTGAGCAAGGGAATGACGGAGAGCGGGTACAACGGCGCGGAGGCCAAGAGCCGTCTCGGTGAGGTCATAGCTGCGGCAGAGCGGGGTGAGCTGCGCAAGTATCAGACGGTAGCGCGGGGCAAGGACCCAGACCTCGACGACGTGTACGAGATTACCTATCAGGGCGTAGAGAAGCAGGCACTAGGTAAGGAGTATCACACCTTCGAGATGATGCGTACCGGCCCGAGGGGCTTCCGGCATCACGTCTTCAGTAACAAGAACTACACTCGCGAGGATATCCAGGATGCCTTCGACGTAGCCGAGTGGGATTTCCCCACCCTGCCCGCTCCCGCAGCGCCTCGCCCACTCATCAGCCCGAAGAGCCCCGGTGCCATGACCGACGAGGACATGGCCATCATCTGGGTCAAGACAAAGGACCGCATAGCAAGGGAGCTGGGCATCAACCCGAAAGGTGCAACCAAAGAGCTGGACGACCGCACCTACAAGGCCATTGCTGACGAGACCGGGTACAAGCCCGCTGAGGTCAAAGCCAAGCTGGACGCTTACCGGCAGGGCGGCAAGAAGCTGAGCGTGCTGAAGAAGAAGGTGTTGAAGGGCGACCCAAAGACTAGGCCCAGCACGCCGAAGGCTCCACGCAAGGTCCCGACCAAGCCAAC